TCAATCCCTGCTCGCCAGTCAACCCGGTCAATCCCTGCTCGCCAGTCAACCCGGTCAATCCCTGCTCGCCAGTCAACCCGGTCAATCCCTGCTCGCCAGTCAACCCGGTTAAACCCTGCTCACCAGTCAACCCGGTTAAACCCTGCTCACCAGTCAACCCGGTTAATCCTTGTTCACCAGTCAACCCGGTTAAACCCTGCTCACCAGTCAACCCGGTTAATCCTTGCTCGCCAGTTAAGCCCGTTAGCCCCTGTTCACCGGTCAACCCTGTCAATCCTTGTTCACCGGTCAACCCGGTTAAACCCTGTTCGCCAGTCAACCCGGTCAATCCCTGTTCGCCAGTTAAGCCCGTTAGCCCCTGCTCACCCGTTGGGCCAATCATTCCTGTTGCCCCTGTCATTCCTGTCGGCCCTGTTCGATCTTTAGATGAAGAGCTTGAACTAGAACTGCTGGAACTGGATGATGATGATGAACTAGAACTACTTGAACTAGAACTTGGTGATTGACTAGATGATGAACTAAACGAACTGGAACTAGAGCTTTGAGAACTTGAAGATGATAACGAAGCCGTTGACCTTACCCTTAAATCTGTCTTATTAGCAGGACTGGTATCTGCTGGTACTTGTACCCTTAGCCAGAATGTTGCAGTAGCTTCAGGAGCTAAGTCTCCTAAACTCAAAGAATTACCAACAGTAGCACCCGGCAAGCCTGCCTGTGTAGTTGCTAATTTACTCCACGTTGACTCATCGCTACCATCTATATCTACCACTTCCACAGATACGTCGAAAGCCTCTACTGAGCCATCGTTTCTTGCCCATATCTGTATATCTCTAATCTGTCCAGCATCTCCATCCCACGATATACTGGATTTAGGCCATATAGGATCGTCGTAAGAACCATCGTAAGAATATTCTTCAGTATAAGCTGCTGTCTTGTATAATACTATATTTATATCTTGAGCCATTGTAAAATCCTATGTAGGTATTGGGCCGGAAGTTCTGCCGCAATTACCAAACGTGGTATCGCCACCATTATAAGGCTTCAGGTCACGGCCAGCATCGCCCTGCTCATTGTCGATAGCCGTTGCCGCCGCAGCTTCACCAAATACCCATGAGCCGATAATGTTTCCTGCCGCTGATAAGTCTATCTGTGGGTCTTGATATGAAGATAAAATTTCTCCTGCTGTACGTTTATCATCAAATAGGTCAACTCGGAATATTCCACCATCGAAATATTCTTGTGGAAGTGTTACAATATTCCATGTACCCACCATGAAATTTGGAGTCTTATCTGCAATACTATTCGGCAATCCTGTCTCCTGCTCTATGAAACTACCATTCTTATAGAAATCTGCCGTTCCTTCACTCAAATCCAAAACCACAGCCACATGCTGCCAAATACCTGCTGTTAAATCCATTGACGATGTGGTTACTGTCGTTATAGTTCCCGATGTACCATCTGTACTAAGTGAGAAATCTAATTCGCCAGATGTAGTAATCCGTAATCGGTACATCCGCCTATTTAAGTTAGAAGCCCATTTCGATGCTATAGTCATAATAGCATCGAAATCATCTGGCTTTATCCATGCTTGTATTGTTAGGTCACCCATAATTCCAGCTTCTGGAAAATCCGTATCATCACGATAGAAGAACATGCTTGAGCCGTTGAGGTCAGCGAATATTCCCACTTCGGTAGAGCCACTAGAACTGGAACTCGATGATGACGAACTGCTGGATGAAGATGATGAACTGTTACTGCTACTGCTAGAACTAGAGCTAGACGACGAACTTAATGACGAACTGCTGAAACTGGAACTGGAAGAACTCGAACTGCTTGAAGATATAGACTGAGAACTTGAAGAAGAGCTACTAGGTGAAGCCGACTCACTCGATGATGAGCTAGTATAAACTGGCGCATATTCCTTAAGCAGCATATCGACTGTAAATGTTCCACCACGTTCAGATGTTACTGACCAGCCATTGCTTTTAGGAACATAGACATTGAAATATGTTGCCTCTTCGCCATCTGGATAGTATCTGAAATTACTTAATGTAGTGTATAATTGTAAATTCTGCACCATTGCCAGACCAATATTTCTCCATGTGAATTTCCATGTTCCCGGAGTAAAGATAACTTCTCTATCAGCTATCACGTCATTTCGTCTATGCTCAATTACTATTTGCTCCTGAGCCATCTTATAAGACAAATCTGCTCTATCACTGTTTGGATTGGGATATATGGTTGTAAAAGGACTTTCTGTCTGCCCCCAATAAAATACCTGATTGCCATTACTATTGGTAAATTTAGGGCTGGACAATGCAGATTCACTACTGGCTGATATAGACGAACTTGAGGATGACTGTGAACTACTACAGGAAGAAGAACTACAACTGCTCAATGAGCTAGAGCTTGAAGAGCTAGACTCCGAAGAGCTTGAGCATGGAGATGTTGAGCTACTACTGGAACTAGAACTGGAATTGGATGAAGAGGAAGATAAAGAAGAGGAACTGGAACTTGAGCTTGAACTACTAGATGATGATGAACTCGAACTGGAACTCTGACCACCAGTCAGTAGAGCTAATGTCAATGATAAATTGATAGTTTCGAGAATCATGGTGAATATTGTCTCAATTCTAACGTTAGGTCGTATCTACCGCCCGGCTGCCATGTTGGTTGAAAAGCATTACTGATATATACTTCTATATAATCACCATTGTCTGCATCAGGATAGAAACGTATATAAGCCTTATCGTAGAAAGCCTGTAAAGATAATATCATAGCTTCTGTTATTGCCCTGAATCGTATTGACCATTTACCTCTGGTAGTGAGAAGCTTTGTGGCTATTATAATTCCAGCATGAGCATATTCTATCAAAGCTCTATCTACATTTACAGGCTCGACTACATCAGGCCTGTCTGATGGTATTACAGGCAATACTTCCCATATATATCCGTAATTGCCATTCATATCTGTGAATTGCGGATTAGCCATTGCTTTGATTACCCCTTAAAAACGTTTATATAGCTTGTCACGTCGATTCTGGACACTTGCCTTATATATATATCATAATGGAAACAGGAATCGCTTAGAAACAATCTAGCCATTATCTTTATCCTGTATTTCCTCTATGAAAGGCACTAATTGCTCCGCCCACTCTCTTAATTGTACCTGATCATCAATGCTGGCTATTCCAATGAAGGTATTAGACTGATATACTGTAGTACCAAAACCATCGCCTATATTGCCACCATCTCCACCTGTAGGAACTATCGGAGCTATAGGAGTCGTGCCAATGTTCTGTCCTATCTGCTGAGAACTTAATTGTTCATAACGTCTGATTAAATCTTCATTAACATTCTGCTCTCTAAGTCTGGCAACTTCAGCCTCGAAGCCAAGTTGTCTGGCCTCCAAAGTTCTACCTTCCATATCAAGGATTCTTTGTTTAAGCTGTAATTCGGTATTAAGCCTTTGTTCTTCCTCTCTGGCTAACATTTCACTTTCTCTAGCGGCACGTCTGGTAGCATCTGCGGCTAAGTCCATTCCTGTAGCTGTCGCCTCACCTACTGCTTCTATAGCTGTCGCCGAAGTCATCAATACTGCCGCTTCAGCCTGTAGAGCCTTTGCGCCAATTCCTAATGATGCCGCCTGTGCTAATGATGCTCCTGCCGCTATCCCGGCTTGTGTAGCTACTGCCCCAAAAGCAGCAGCCTGAACAAAGTTTAGTGATGCCGCCGCAAAAGCCGCTTGTAAAGTAGCTAAAGCTCCCAGAGCCATTTGCTCTTTAGCATAATTTCTTAAGACTTGTGCTGTAGTTTGATTACTGGCCGCTTCTTTTAATTTCTCCATAGCTAATTCTCTTTTGCTATTAGCTATGGATTGAGTAATGAAACGTACCAGATTTGCCATTCCTCTTAACCAGCCTCCAGCTTGATCTGAGAAGAACTGCCTTGACAACCTTGATATAGTTCTAATATATCCGATATATCCTCGCTCTAAGGCCTTAATACGATCCTGTTCCATCTGAAAGGTTGATTCTCTTATGGAATTAAGTTGTGATCGTAATTCTACTTCTGATGCAAGTTTTCTAGCATTTAATTCATTAAGAAAAATATCACTCTTTGATAGTTCAGTAACCCTATATTGATCTTCAATCTGCTGTCGTCTTAAAATTTCAAATTCTGCAAGTTTACTTTGCTCTATACCCATAGCTGCAAAAGCATCTAATTGTGATCGTAGATTAGCAATAGCCACTTCTTTCATATTGCCTTGTGCTGTATTCCATGCTACCTCGAAATTTCTAAGTTCTTCTCTACTCGGCTCGGCTATAAAAGCTGGCGGAGGTATAGCTTGTGGCTCTGTCGTTCTACCAGAAACTACATCTAAACTTCTTAAAAGTTTTTCCCTTAACCTAATTCTTTTTTGTAAATCGTTAAAAGATTCTTCTGTCTCTAACCGTAAGCCCTGCACAACACTTAGTCCAGTAGGTCTAATATCAATTATATTCTCAGCAGCTTCTTTCATAGCAATGGCAGCATCTTTCCATAATCTCATCTCTTCACGACTAGCTTCAATACTCTTAAAAAATGGTGAATCTTCGGATAATACACCACTTTGAGCAAAAGCCTTAAATCCAGCATCTATACCCATAAGATTCGGCATCATGGTAAACATAGCCTGTCCTAAATCTTTCCATGCTTTAGCACCGGCTATAAGAATTTTATTTAGCAAGCCTGTACTTTCTGTCAATGATTTAGTAACATCTATACCATTTTGTATCTGTCCTCTAGCTTGTTTAAGACCAAAATTCAAATTATCTATCAATCCAGTAAGTTCAGCAACACGTTCATTGATAGGTATCTGCTCCCATAATTCTATCTCTTCATTCCATTGAGAAGTATGAGTAACACCCTTGTCTATAAAACTATTCAGGTTATCAAGCTCATCCTGATATATCTTTAGCTGACCTACTATTTTATCTATATTAGACCGAGTATTTTTTGTCACTTCATTATAACTTGTAAGGGCTTCTTTTTCTTTATCAATCTGATTGGTGGCAAGTTTTAATGCGCCCACGAATGTTATCGCTCCAGCTGCTATACCAGCTAACCATACCGATATGGCTGTACCTGCTATAGATATAGCATTTAAGTGTGAAAAAAGTAGTTCAATTCTAAAGATTAACTTGCCTATAGCCCCGCCAATAGTCAAGATACCTTGAGCTATTTTAGGAATAATTAAACCAAGAGTACCTAATCCAGTCAATAATACTGTCAAAGCTCCTGCCGAAAGGACTATATGTTTGGTGATTTTTGGTTGCTGTTCTGACCATATTGAAGTCTTGTTTATTATCTCCGTAAGTTTAGTCGTATATTCTGTTAAGATTGGCAGCAACTTATTTCCAATAACAATCTGTAGCTCCTGTAAAGCCGACTTCATCAATTTCATCTGACCATTGAATGTATCAATCTGTAGGGCGGCCATATCAGCGGCTTTATCTGTACCTGTAACCTTCTTGGTTAAATTCTCAATAGCATCTGCGCCTTGATTAACTAAGGCCAACATAGCTGGCCCTGCTCGTACACCAAATAATAACATGGCATCGGCTGTACTTAAACCAACCTCTTCCAAATCTCTTATAATATCAGTCATTGACCTTAACTGTTTTTCACTATCTAAAATACTGATACCAAGTCTATTGATAGCATCAGTCTGCTCCTTACTTGGTTTCAGTAATTGAGCTATAGACATCCTGAGAGCAGTCCCGGCAGTAGAGGCTTGTATACCTGCATTAAACAGCGAGCCTAATATAGCTGTAGTCTCTTCTAAAGACATATTAACAGAACGTGCTACAGGTGCTACGAAACTTAGAGCTACGGATAATTTATCCATAGTAGCTTGACTGGCACTAATCGTAGCCGCAAAGGTATTAGCCACTCTATCGGCCTCTGCCGCTGCTAATCCAAAGGCAGATATAGTTGATACCACTGTACTGGTGGTAAAAGATAAATCAGCCTGTGTCGCTGCCGCTAATTTTAGAGTACCTTCTAATGACTGTATAATTTGTTCTGTATTAAGACCTGCTGAGGCTAAGAAATACATAGCATTAGCAGACTCAGTAGCACTAAATATAGTCGTCCTACCCATCTCGCGAGCATTAGCAGTTAATTTACCCAATTCATCAGCAGTCGCGCCAATAACACTTTGAGTATTAGCCATCGCTTGTTGGAAATCAGCCGTAGTCTTAACAGCTAATCCCAATCCAATACTTAAACCCGCTCCGACTGCTGCCATTGCCCTAGAAGCTTCGGTAGCTGCATTGGCTACAGATTTCAAGCCACTACTAGCACTTTTTGATACCGTCCTTAATGTACGACTGGCTTTATCAACTGCTGCTATTATTATAGATATTTCTCGCTTTGATGCCATAGGATCACGTCCTAACGTGTTCTTGCTTTCCTGAGAGCATTAGTTTTCTTAACTCTTAACTGTCGGCGCATACCTGCCAACATCGGATTAGGCTTCTCTTCTATCTGATCTAATAAATGCCTTAATGTCTTAATCGTATTATCATTACCGTAACTAGCACTAATACCTATCCAGTGTTCTAACCTATCAGTTAATTCATCCTTATATGAGACGGTAATACAAACAGGCCTACCATATGCGGCTTTCAGTTTAGCAGGTAAGTCTCCATTAAGTTCCTTTAGCCATTCTTCAGTAATCACCTTTTAACCCTCCTGTAGGTCTTACCAATACTTACACCTTCAGTTACTTTCGGATCAATACCTTGAATATTATTAGGCGATGGCCTATTAATCTGATTCATCTTCCGTTCTCTCATCTCCATAACGTTAGTATGAACTGCCTCTAACATTGCAACCATCATTTCACTTTGGTCTAAAATACCACCTTCTTCAGGTAGAGCTATTTCATTAAACAGCCTACAACGGAAGTATAATTTTATAGCAAATCTGGCAACTGGCGACAGGCTTGCCATAATTTCGTTCCTGGTCTGAGGATCATAAGGCGATGGATCGGCCAGTAACAATTCTATCGCCTCGGCTATTCCCCCGATTCGTCCTCAGTAATACCAGCCATATCTTCAATTCTTTCCGTTAGGTCTGTTAATAACCACGAAGGCAGTAATCCAATATATTTTCTGTTTATAGGAGCAGGATTACCATCTTCATCGGCAATTCCTTCCCATTCAACTATACTTAACTCTAGCCTCATAATGGTTACCTGTGATGTATCAATTTCCGTTTCCACTCGTGATAATCGTCGCTGTCTATTACCTCCTATTGCCGAAGTCTTAGTCTTGATCATTTCTTTGTTGATAATACTATCATCACGACCTTGTAACATCCTGATCTTGAAAACCAGCTTCTCAGGTATATCACTACCAGGCTCTGAGACTGTCGATATGCCGTCAGAATCAAAATCCTCCTCTTCCTGTGGGTCTTTACCCATACTTGAAGTCGCAAGCCGTATAAGGCCGTTTTCAAGCTCAAATGGCTTGCCGGTACTGTCAAGTGGCACATTATCATCATTTACAGGCCATGCCTGACCGTTTTCCTTTACCCAATATATTACCGATTCCAAATCTTCAGGCCTTGGTATTTCTCGTAACCTCATTTCTTCCTCCTTGTTATAATTCTATGTAGGTATAGACCCGGCAATCCTACCACAATTTCCAAACGTGGTATCGCCACCATTATAAGGCACTAAATCACGACCGGCATCTCCTTGCTCATTGTCGATAAAAGTATCAACGGCATCTTCATCAAATATCCATGAACCTATAATATTTCCCGCTGCTGATAAATCTATCAGTGGGTCTTGGTATGAAGATAGAATCTCACCTGCCGTACGTTTATCATCAAATATATCAATCCTATATATACCTCCATCGTATTTGGCTGTAAGTACACCTGTGAGTATATAACCCCCAACTGTAAAAGGTGAAGTTGTATCAGCTATAGAGGTTGGAAATCCAGTTTCTTGTTCTACAAAACTGCCATTCTTATAGAAGTCTGCCGTTCCTTCACTGGCATCATACACAACTGCAACATGAGTCCATACACCGGCAACTAGATTAACTCCTGTAGTTGCCTGTATAACACCAACTCCACCATCGGAAGATGCTCGGAAAGCAAGTTCATTATCATTAGTATGCCTGAAGAAATAAGATCGCTCATTCCCAGAATCATCCCATTTACCAACTATTGCCCCATGAGCATCAAAATCATCTGGCTTTATCCATGCCTGAATCGTCATATCGCCAGTAATTGATGCTTCAGGAAAGTCTGTATCATTACGATAGAAGTACATGCTCGAACCATTGAGGTCAGCATATATACCATTAGTAGAATCGCTGGAACTGGAACTTAACGATGAAGAACTGCTCGATGAACTACTGCTAGATAGAGATGAACTCGATGAACTAGAACTCGATTGACTGGAACTGGAACTGCTTTGTAAAACATTTTCTGCCTGATCGGTAATCAATACTGCTGTAACCGTATCATTATCATCATATAAGCCCTGAAATTCAATAGCTACAACACCCCGACCTGAACCACCTCTGGCTTCTGGTAAAGGATGTACCGTTATTCTGGCATTTTGTATAGTGATAGTTAAAGAATATATACCGGTAATCCATAGAAAACGTAAATCTACCTGCTGATTGGCTATAAAAGCATCAAATTCAGCCCAATCTTCTAGCTCCATACTAAATGAGCCAGTAACCTCAGTCATACCTTCTATAGGTTCGATCACTAGAGTGGTATTGCTTGATGGTATTCTCTTAATTAAATTATTTCGTATATGTATAGTAAGCCCTTCTATACTCTGGTCAACTGACCTAGTAGCTCCATTTAATCCTATGCTAAAAGTCAGGTCGCTGAATATAAAAGGTTCAAGCCCAAATTGGTCACAATCATCTGCCGACAAACTTAAGGCTGCTAAGTTACGATGTGTCTGTCCTGCACCTCTAACGGTAGCTCGCAGGATATCACTACTGGTATTTTCTAATACCAGTTCGTCTACTTTGCAGCCATTGACATTCAGAGTAGGACTTGAGCCAATTCCTTGATCGAGAAATAAGGAAAAGCTCGGCAAACTGTTAGATGAGACTTCTGTTGAGTAGGAGTGAGTGTATGGATTAGAGCCTGTGACAGTATCGTCACCAAAGGTAAATAGCAATACTTCTACCAGATTTCTGTAATTTACCCATTGACTCCATTCATAGTTAATATCCAGACCTTCTATAACCGACCGATGATACTGTCTTGAATCCGTCGTTCTGCCATGTTGTGTTATTATTTTAGGCTTATTAAGTCGCGCCCGTTCTACTGCGATTTTGCGCTGTGGTGAATCGGCAAAATCTTCCCATACTTGTGTTTCTGTAAATCCCAGTAATCCTTCCCATTCCATTGTTTATCCATTTCATGCACTGCTTGACGAACTAGAACTTGAGCTGCTTGAGGACGAGCTTGAAGAACTCTGACTTACAGGCACAGCAGCATCATCATTCACCAGTACGGCATGAGATATTTCTGAATCATCGCAATCATATAAGGCTCTAAACTCAATAGTTACTACTGCTCTATCACTATTGCCACCAATAGGAGGTAGAGGAACGGCTGTAAAACGAGCATTAGGTATACGAATTTCTAAAGAATATGTCCCATCAGACCATGTAGCATCAATATCTACCTGCTGATTAGCCTCAAAAACATCAAACCTATTGTAATCCTCTTCTTCTACATCGAATGAGCCGGTTATCTCAATCATCCCTGCTTTTGGTTGCTGAATATATAGAGACTGGTCAGCACTACGTTTGTCAGTGACGATATTATTGTTAATCACGATACTCAGATTTTCTATCGTAGTATCACCCGTTATAACTGCTCCATTAAGTCCTTGCTGGAACGTTAGTTCTGAGAATATGAATGGGTCAAGACCTAATTCAGTACATTCTGCACTACTGATAGTAATAGCAGCTTCTTGAGAACGTGATCGTCCAACTCCCTCAAAGGTTGCCATTAGAACATCGGCTGCCGCATTTTCTAAAGTCATCTGATTCATAACACAGCCAGCCAGAGCATCAACAGGATTAGAACCATCAATAGCCCTATCTACAAACATGGTAAATCCGGGCAATCCAATATCTGTGGTAGCATGACTATAGGTATGAGTATAAGGCCCTGCGCCAGTTGTAACTACCGTACCGTAAAGATATTTCAGAGCTTCGCCAATAACCTCACGATTAACCCATTGTTGCCATGTAAAAGCATAATTCAATCCTGTTAAAACAGCCGTTCTCGGCGCACGAATTTTAGTAGCCCTGGTATCATCAGGTACTATTGCTTCTACGTTCTGCTCTGCTGATAACACACCTATTAGGGTCGTTGGAGTACTTATCCCATCACCCCATACCTGCTCTTCAGCAAGCCCTAGTATTCCTTCCCATTGCATCGCCATAACTAATCCTCCTAAGTTGAACTAGAGCTAGAACTGGAACTGCTGCTGCTAGTTCTACCCTTTGATCTGCACTCCATAATACCTGTAATACCATAAGCTATAGGACTCTGACCATCAAGAGGAAATATGTTAAACTCTACATCTTCCTCACGAGCTATGCTTGCATCATATACTAAACCATCCCATTTAGTCGCTATCGTTTCTTCATGACATATAGTAAGAACCGTTTTCCATAAAGCTGCCGCCTCTCTCATAGCTGCTTTCCATCCACCTTCTCCATCATCTGTCTTGGCAATATAAGAAGCACAGGTTATAGCTACATAATAAATCTCATCAAAAGCCTCTTCTTTACCTATAGCAGCCCTGACCATGGGATGTCGCGATCTGTCTATCTCTATCAGAATAAGTGGAAACTCAACCGATGATAATGGAGGCAGACCACCTCCCCAATCAATCCATTTAACGTTAGATAATCTCCCTGTAGCTGTATTCTCAGCATCAAAAACGTCCTTAATAGCATCTAATAAATCAATTGGAAGAGCCATTATTCTTTAACCATATAGTCTGCGGCTATTTCGCCTAAAGCCTGTTCATCTTCTCTCTGTATCATTATGAATGGTCTGGCTGTAAGCCCCGGATGTCTAACTCGTTTAGTGAATATCCTTCCACCAGTAGTCATAAAGGATAAAGCCTTCGCATTCTTCGGCACTATAGTATATGGTTTAGTACCCTCCTGATGAAATGAAGCTATATTGAGTCGTGACCCCATCTTTAGGGAATTTTTACGAAAGACGGTTATATTACCCTCAGCACTTTGAGAAATAGATGAAAGCCGTAATCTACCAGTATCTTGTAGAATTCTTCGTGAGCCTTTACGTCTACCGGCTATCGTATTAGGACTGAGACTTTTCCATTTATGAGGTCGGCCTTCATTCTTGAAATTAAGAGCAATACTGCGAGTCATCCATACTCTGGCCTTCTTAAGAAATGGAGTTAGATTCATACCTTTTTTCTCCATTTCACGTAAGAGCTTTTTTACCTCTTTATCCTCAATAGTTACCTTTAATGCTATACTGCTCATAATGAACACACAGCCTCTAGTAAAGTATCATATATAGGATATTCTTCTGATTTCTTCGACCACTTAGTCCTGCCAGTCCTTACCCTTACGATAGTTTCAATACCGGCATTTAATGCCCCTTTAACCTCTGGCTCTCTTGAAGCTATCATAATACTTTCAGACATAGCCAAGTTTTCTTCTTTACTAAATTTATCTATTAAATCAATATTTGGTAATCTACAGCCACATTTTTGAGTAGGATGATGAGTACATAACTTGAAACCTATAGGATAACCTATCGCACTTCTTATATGCTGCTCAATATTCCATATCAATGTAGGATAATCTATTCCAGCTATAGATTCTTTATCACTACCTACAACTGCAATGAAATATCCTTTTGAGCCTAATATATTCAATGCCTCCGGCACATTAGGAAGTAACTCGAAAGTGGTTATATCCAGTATGCCTCTCTTCGGCAGATTATGTATAGTACCAGCCCTCCCCATAAATGCAGCCTTACCCAATTGCTTTAACTCCTCTCATTATAGCTTCACGAATATCTGTTACTGTATTGATGCCCTGAATTAAAGATTCATGGTTAGATGCTATCATACCTGTTGAAGATAAGCCATAATGTCTGTATGAACTAACTATATCTGTATTAGCTATACCTGTATTGAGGAAGCATGTATGCCCTTCACTGCGAAATACTATATCTGGAAGTTCATCATAATGCTGTCCGCCAATATCGTAAACCTGATGAGCAGATATAGCCTGTACATCATCTACTTGATTTAATTGAGACATTAGCTCGGCTTCAATATCCATAGCTTCACTATGTTCCATAAAGCCATTATCTCTCATTATTGTATTGAGAAATATACCATAAGTAGGTCGTGGCTTGCTGCCGGTATAATCAGCAGGATAGGCATACGTCTTATCATAAAGCACTTCTCCCCGTTCGCCCATCTGCATGAATTGCCGTAATACCAACAGGTTATCTATATTGAGACTTACAGAATATTCACATACCCCTAAAGCCGATATTACCAGATATGGTACATCTACTTTACTGATAACTTCAGCTAGGTCATTAAGTGATTCTTGCGCTCTTGATAAATCCTCCGATAATAGGAAATCTACCATCGAATCAAGTCTGTAGATATGAATATCACCCTTAACTCCCATCCAGTCGCCTTCTTCATGTAAGGTTATATCATATCCCTGCCGTTCAAGAGTGTCCCATATATTATCTACTTTTGATTTTTTACCTCTAGCCCCCTTGAATTTTCCATGTACTGCCGGCCCAACACTCGACCATGCAGATGTCCAGCTTGTAATAGGAGCTACAGGTATAGTAGACGATATATCATGATAGGCTATACTATCCAAAGCTGCCAGTCGTATCTTTGCCAGAATCTGATCACATAAGCCGCTAATACAGAATACTGCGAACTTCATCAGCCCTCCCCATATCTGTCGTCGCTATCTGTAGGATGATAGTCCTGATCTTCGGCAGGTTGTAATGTGAATATAGCCTCACGACCGCTGGTGTTACTTCTAATCTTTGTATAGGCAGTAGCTTCATCACTATCAAGGTTAATCTTACAATCTCGAATAGCCTCAAGAGTCTCCATTGCAGGGTCTTTATATTGCAATATCCATGTTTGGAAATTCTCAGACTGCGCTCCGAATAATCCCCTCAATGTCCTGAAGGTTACCAAATCTTTAGCTATTCCATTGATAATCTGTGGTGTGCTGATAAAAGGTAATTGTATCTTACCCCTTAACGTACTATCAATTAAACCACTTACATCAAGAATGTGCATCGCTATAGCATTATCAGTCTTGACATTATCAGGTATGGCATCGTGATTTAGTTTGACTTCTGCTTCTGTACAATAACTTGGCATAATATATATATGGAGTACACCATAATGATGTACTCCATATCCTATCAATGTCCTTAGAATCTAGGTAATGGCATCAGTTAGCAGATATCCAGCATCCGCTGCTACAACAACTTCGTCCTGAACAACCGAAGCTTCGTACCAAGTACCCTTACGAGCTTCTTCACGATAGTTGATGACCTGCCAATTCTGCGCCCTTATGATATATCCTAATGACATATTATCTAAGGACGGTGAACCTTCCTTGTAGAATACCAAGACATTATCATTCCAGATATCTGCCAGAACTTCCGTCTGTTGAGGATTAGCCGTATTCCTTACTGCTCCTGCGACGATTGTTTCCAGCCCCCAGAGAATAGGCGGCACTTCGTTCTTATTCAACCACTCGGCATAGGTTGTATAGGCCGTTCGTCTGAGCCATCTCATCAGAGCTAACGATACCTCATAGCTAAACAGTATAGCATTAGGTATCGTACCATTAGCTCGTAATACAGCTAATTTGGCAGTATTAACATCGCCATCAGGGTCAGGACTGGCCGCATCCCACTTAGTAGCAATTGCCGATGTATTGGTTATCACAGCGGCACTCTGTACTATTGCCTGAACACGTCTTTCCTGCTCAATCATCAATGCCCGTTTAAGCTTGGAGACGGTATTTATTACAGGCCGGACAGGTGGGTCGGCATTTTTTATAACCCTATCAGTGACGATTTTACGAAGAGCATACTCTTCAGCAAGATATGATGTAGAGGTTACGTCCCACGACAATTCATTCGCGGTAGTACCATCCGCTCTCAGGTCATCCTGTTCCTGGAGCTCTTCTTTGTTAAACTGGTAATAAACATCTGATTCCTTATTGACCGGAACTGGTGGCAACACTTTTTCTGCTACCAAATCAGGCCATCCATAAGAAATCGCAAGTTGTGTCATCGGCGCATCTACATGTACCGATCCAGTGGTCAAATCTGCTGCTGGCATATCTGTCACCCCTTCTATCTATAAGCAGTTATCTGCTTTATGTACTACTTGAACTAGAACTGCTGCTGCTACTACTGCTTGATGACGATGAACTACTAGAACTACTAGAACTTGAAGAACTTGAAGAACTAGATGAACTACTAGAACTACTAGAACTACTAGAACTCGAAGAACTAGATGAACTACTAGAACTTGAAGAACTAGATGAACTACTGGATGAACTGGATAATGCAGTCAATCTATCCAATTCCACCAATGTCAATAAAAGTATGAATCGTTCACCATCGGCAACACTTTCTTCAGCAATTCCTACTAATGTTCCTATATTGGCTTGTGCTGTCCTCAAGTTTCCAGAAGCATCAGCTACCTCTAAAGAATCGCCACGAGTTATAGCTCCACTGGCATAAGCATACGATAAGCCTAGCTTTCGTACTCTGGCAGACTGTCCCAGAACAGGCTTATCCTGTAATATACCAGCGACCCTACTGGCTTCGGCTGCTGCTGGCAATCTAACTCTATAGTCTGTACTGCTACTATGAACAACAGCCGCCCATTGACTTGAGCTTAAATCCTCTTCAGCGACGTATGTGAAGTCATGTCCTTCGGGGCCGGCCATATAAAACACCTCCCCTTTTTTAGGTAGAACTACTGCTACTGCTTGAAGAGCTAGAACTACTGGATAAAGTCACATCGCCACCAAATTCAACTAATTGGACAAACATGACAAATCTGTCGCCATTCTCTGCACTTTCTTCAGCAGTTCCAAGATATGTACCAACAGTACCCATTGCCACCTGAACGTGTCCTGAGCTATTAGCCACTTCCAATGGGTCGCCACGTCCTATGTTGCCTGAAGCAATAGCATAAGATAGACCCATTTTAGCCACACGACCCTGCTGATTTATCGCTGGTGTGTCCTGAAGAATACCAAGCACTTTTTCAGCATTAACACCAGCAGGTAAAGTCATTTCGTCGTCGTCTGTACCTGCAACCACAGCACACCACTGGCTAGTAGCCAATGAAACTTCTGCTTTGTAACTCTTGTTTAGTAACGGAGTTGGTCCGGCCATATTGAGTCACCTCCTATCGAATTAAGATTGCTCTTTATCTATTACAATAAGAGCTTCCTCAATACTTGTGCCCGGATGAGCTTCTATGTATTTATCCACTTTATCTACAATCTCAGCCCCTTGGACATCGTAATTCTGATCTGTCTTGTATTCAGACCTAGTACTGGTCTTAGACCCCTGTCCCGGAACACGTACCTTACCACCTGTAGCTCTTTCAGACATATCCATGATCACAGGCATATCTGACAGCATATCCTTAAACAAATCTGCTGGAGTAGTCTGTATATCTTCGCCTTCGCCCTCAGAATACGTCAAGACAATATCATCCTGAGCCTTTAGAGCGGACATCATAGCTATGGCTTTAGGTCTTAATGCAGGTGGGAATTTACCCTCGGCTGTAAGATCATCCAAGAAGGATTCAGTCTCTTTCATTGCCAGAGCTGCCTGTTGTTCTTTACTCTGTTTTTGAAGAGAGGTAATTATACCTGTAGCTGTAGCCATTTCCTTCTTCGCTGCAGCCATCTCCGTTTTCATGGCAGCCATCTCAGCCTTCAAGGCATCCACAGATAAGGTCTCTTTATTTTCCGTAGTATCGTCTGTGGTTTCAGACGTTTCTTCCGTTTCAGTCTCCTCTTCTTCGTTAGCTGGAGTTTCTTTTTCCTTCTTTTCCTCTTCCAGCTTATCCTCAGTTGTCTCTTCGGTTTCCTCTTCCAAAGTCTCTTTTTCTTTGGTAAGATCGTCAGCCATTAGAATTACCCTCCTAAATGGATTCTGGTCATCAGACTTTTCATCAGCATAGAGCGCATCCATATCTTTCAAGTTTTTTACTTCAGGAGCAGTCCCGCCTAGAAAAGCTAATGCTTTCAATACTAATCCATGTCGTTTACCACTTTGCGCTTGGTAATTATTATAAAGCTCTACAGAGACTCGTTTATAACCTTTATTCTTGATGATCCTGGCTATCTGATTAGGTACATCTGAGAAATCAGCTATCAATTTACTGCCAACCCTCTTCAGACGTGTGATCCAACCCGCCGAAGGCAATTCCGCTTCAGCTAATAAAGGCTGTGATTTACCATGACCCAGTTTGTTAGGAGGCTTGACCTCATCTTTTAACAGGTCAAAATTCTTAACAATTAAGTCCAGATCATCTACCGTGAACTGCTGTCCACCATGAAAGCCAGTAGAGAAAATCTCTATACCGGATATTTCCTGAGTCTCTACCTTATCTTCTTTACTGCCTGTGGCAGTTTCATTTTCCTTGCTATCCTCCATATCCACAACGTCAGGTTGTGTCATTAACTGCGCCAAAGTTGCCGCGACATCTGATATGGAATCTATTTTTTCTTCTGGCACATATTCCTCCATATCATTGAGGTCATCATCGGTAATTACCTCACCATCTTTATACGATAGTAAGTCGCCCAACCAGAGGCTATCGGCTAGTTTTTCATCTGTGATAACTGCGGAGTTAGTTTCACTTTGATTACTGGCTGGCTCAAACATACCTCTTGATTGTAAGTTCTTGGCGATCCATGCCTTTGCTGTCGTTGCTGTCCATTTTGACTTATCAAAACGAAGAGCTTGCAGTAATGGTGGATCATCTGGCGCATTTTTGGTCTTTAGTTTACCCCATATCATGTTGATAGTAGCTGGAACTTTTAATTTCCCGCCGAACAGAGTCCCACCTTTAGTAGTACGAAAAGAATCAGAAGCAAAGATATCCGGTGGGCGCAATCGTAGTGCATGAAAATTAGGAAATGGCATGGCTATCTCCCCTTTTGATCGCCATTTTTATAGTAGGAATAAAGGACATCACATACAACCAATGTATGACTGGTACTATAATGCCCTCCACAAGGCAAGATAAAACACTTGATGCTATTTCACTATACCACTATTGTTATATATTGTCAAGAAAAAAAGGTTATTCGTTTATAAACGTTAAAATATAATACTTTTTCACTTGACTTTTTAATTATAATTTGTTATAATACTAACATAACAATTAATAATAGTTATTGACTATGGAACTATAGTCAGCAGACGTTAATTCGAGGGTTACCTCGATTGTCTGTGAAGTCTTTCAGAAATATATGAACGTCCTGAATGTTGTAGCCATTTTGAATGGTGAGAGTTAGGAAAACGTATATGGTGAAAGACATGCCTTCTTTAGATGGCAGTAGTTCAGAATAGACTTAATATCTGCAACTGGAATGTCTACCTTAGCTCGACTTCCACCTTTTTCCCTAGCCATCTGACGTCGTTCGACAGTATTAGGACTGTGCCAAAAAAAATAGCAGAAACAAGGAAGTTGTGGATAGTACCAGTCATGGACTAAACTTCCCTGTTTCTGCTAGGCTTCTTAGATGCTTGATTGATATCCAATCGTATTATATAGTATAATAAGACATAATTCAAGGCTTTTCCATATTTTTATACCGTCCTTGTAACATCTTCTGTAATAACAAAGCTACCACCTACGACAGTTTTAACTCCACCAGTAGCAGGTTGTACCTGTACATCGTATATGAATCGTCTTATATCCAAATCCTGTGTATGGGTATTTTTAACGTAAATTCTAGCCTTACCATTGGCAGGATCGTCTAAATCTATCTGAGCAGGATTAGTTGATACCAACTGAAACTCTCCGGGGTCGGCAAGACTATTATTTTTCTTTACGGTAAACCTAACCGTTGAGCCTGTTAGATTCAATACATTGCTATTTTCATCTATAACCTCTAAACGATATTCTCTACTATCGCCTCTTGGTAATGACAAATCTTGTTTTAACATCTTATCCCACCTTCCTGTCAAAGTTTCTCTGTTGATACATTGTCCTGATAGAGTTTCTCTTATTATTGCTTGACCACTTAATATCGTTCGTCGTGTAGAGCTACTACTAGATGAAGATGATGAACTATTACTACTACTGGAACTCGATGCTAATTGTGAGCCACTACTGGATGAACTTGAGGATGAAGATAACGAACTGCTACTAACCGAATTAGATGAAGAACTGCTACTGGATGATGATGAACTCGAACTACTACTACTCAATGATGAACTACTAGAGCTAGACGATGATTGTGAACTAGAGCATGATGATGAATTGCTACTAGAAGAGGATGGACTTTGTGAACTTGATGATGAGCTACTAGACGAACTACTAGAACTCGAAGAACTGGAGATTGATAGTGATTGTGAACTACTGCTTGAGGGCGAAGATGATGAGCTAGGACTTTGCGAACTTGAAGAACTGCTACTGGATGAACTTGATGAGGAACTAGAATTGCTACTACTAGATGACGAACTGCTGGAACTCGATGCTGATGGAGATTGTGAGCTACTGCTTGATGATGAAGATGACGAACTAGGACTTTGTGAACTACTACTACTAGACGAAGAACTACTGCTGGAACTCGATGGACTTGCAGTTGAAGATGAACTGGATGATGATGGACTCTGACTTGATGATGACGAACTAGATGAAGAACTACTACTGCTAGATGGTGACTGAGATGATGACGAACTCGAACTGGATGAACTTGAAGAACTACTAGATGATGAACTTGGACTTTGTGAGCTTGAACTTGAACTTGATGAACTACTGCTGGAACTTGATGATGAGCTTGATAGACTACTACTACTAGATAAAGAACTGCTGCTAGATGGAGATTGACTCGAACTTGAACTACTGCTTGATGATGAACTTGGACTCTGACTGCTGGAAGATGAAGAAGAACTTGACGAACTCGAACTGGAACTTGAACTACTGCTAGACGAACTGCTACTAGACGATGGAGATAAAGCACTACTACTCGACGATGAACTTGGACTCTGGCTTGAAGATGAACTCGAACTTGATGATGAAGATAAACTGCTGCTTGATGATGAACTGCTAGATAAAGACGACGAACTACTGCTAGACGACGAACTACTCGATGATGAACTTGGAGACTGACTACTGGATGACGATGAACTACTGGAACTTGATGATGACGAACTGCTAGACGATGAACTTGGAGACTGGCTGCTTGATGACGATGAACTACTGGAACTTGATGATGACGAACTGCTAGACGATGAACTT